CCGTAAGGGGCCTCCAACGTCGTGCAACGTCCCTGGTCCTGGGACGCTACCTGTACCGGCTTCCATGCCGGACGGGATTGCGTTGTTGGACCAGATTAGACGGAATAAACCGTCTAGGACCTAAGGAGCTCTGATGCCGTTGGCCACCACAAAACGGAGAACTTCTCCTTATGGTGGCATCGTTGGCGGGATAAGTGTGCAAGAGGATTACCTCTCCGTATCTCCCTTTTATAGGAAGACCGTGAGTAAGGGACCTCTTGCCACCGACTCCGGTTGGCGAAATCTCAACGGGACACAGACTACTGTGTCGGAAAACCACCCATCTTGGAGGGACAAGCGTAATCAAACGCATGGTCGTCTCTTCAAGGGTGATGTTGGCGGTGACTTCGTAATGATTAGGCGCTATGCGGTGGGTATGACTTCCACTGCTACGCTTGTCGGCACGTCGGGACCGATCAATTCACGGCCGGTGAGCGTTTACACGTACACCGGTCCGTTGTTGCCGATCCCGCCTAGCGATATGGTATGGCCTTCACAGGCCAATTCCACGGATAACCAGCTTAACAACCTGGGAACCGTGGCCATCGCAAGGTGTTCACCTTCCAACCCTACCGCGAATGTAACCGTCTTCTTGGGCGAACTGTTGACCGAGGGAATTCCTAAGGCAACATTCCAGATTTTGAAAGGTCTGGCAAGTATGACCCACCGTCAGCGCCGAAGGGCGCTGGGGGGCGATTACTTGAACGTCCAATTCGGATGGGTACCCTTCCTCTCTGACCTGCGTTCTATCGCGAACGCGGTACTCCATGCGGACAAGGTCCTAAGGGACTATGAACGTGGGAGTGGGAAGTTGACTCGCAGAAGGTATGAATTCCCATCAAGTCGGAAGGTAGTTTCGATCTTGGATTATCCGTCTAGGACCCCTTGGGGTCCCGGAGCGGGTGCCTTGTATCTTTCACCTTCCGTCTTTGGCAAGGTATATCGGACAGAGGAGCTGCTTCAGAAGCAGTGGTTCTCTGGCGCTTTCACCTGGTACGTGCCGCCACCGGATTCACTCCGGAACGACATGGCCAGGCAGTGCATTCTTGCCCGGAAACTTCTGGGCATTCTTCCGACTCCAGACGCTGTCTGGAACCTTGCACCCTGGAGCTGGATGATCGATTGGTTTATCACCAGTGGCGATGTTCTTGCCAACTGGACTGATTGGGCCATCGATAATCAGGTGTTGTATTATGGGTACGTGATGGAACATACTGTCCATTCGCACACCTATACGTACGCGGGTCCGACGGGTTTCAAATCCGTTGGTCCGCGGCCGTTCGACGTCAAATTGGTTGTTGAAACCAAGATCCGTCGAAAAGCAACCCCCTATGGGTTCGGCTTTAACATGAAGGGCCTTACGGCCCGACAGTTGGCCATTCTCGCTGCTCTTGGACTTAATAAGAGTTAGCGAGTAGGACGTCGTACTGACGTCATCAACGTCAAGGGAGTCTAACCGGGCTCCTAGGAGTGATGCTCATGTCGTTCACCGATCCGCTGTCCATCGTTATCTCTGGCACGACTACCCCCCTGCCCCGAACTGGGACGGGGGACAACGGTAGCGAATACCGGAGTGCCGATGGGCTTATCCACCTCGCAGCGAGCCATGACTATGGCAAGCGAACGAGGCGGGTTTTGCGGCTCGACACCTCGAAGATCGCCCCCGATCCGTTCAAGCCAGTCGAGAATGTGACCCTTTCGATGAGTAACTACATCGTTTGGGACCTTCCGAAGGCTGGCTATACGGCGGCGGAGGCGTTGGCGGTTTACGTGGGTTTCAAGACCCTGTTTTCCGCAACTTCGGACTTGATGATCACAAAGCTTCTGGGGGGTGAGTCGTAAGACAACCCCTTCATGGCTGAGAGTGATTCAAGTTCCCTGAGTGCCGGTGACGATCCTATTGATACGGATCGCCGCCGTCGCGACCGCCGGCTTGCCGGTAGGCGCGAGGTTGATTCTCTTCCGCGTACGACGCTCACCAAGTTGTGGGTGTTGATCGTAGTTGGGATTATCAATCTCATCTCTTTGGGAGGTGATGCCATCATCTACCTGACTATTAACGTTGGGAAATGATGGAGTGAAATCTGTCGTCGTTTTGACAGCTTGGGGACCATCGGCTAACAACCGAGATGTCCTCATGATAACTGTTGTGTCGAGTCTTAGTAAAACTCGCGCAGAGGTCGACGCCATGACCGACTTTCTTAGGGCCCTTCAGGGCTTGCAGAGAGCGGCTAATGGACTTCCTCCACTCGACGACAGGTGACATTGACGATAGAGCTATGGAATGGCACACCTCCTATGAAAGGAGGGACCATGAAAAGCCTTACGTCACTCTGGTCCTGCACAGCTCAGGAAATGGCTGTGCGATGTTGCACGAGCGCCGCGCGCGACATAACTACTGTCGAGCGTCGGACCGAACACGAGGGGTTGTCGTTTCTAGCGATTACCCTGGCTGACTACGGAAAAGTCATACAAAACTGGCTTGACCGTGGTTTCGTCGTCCCTTCGGACGCTCCTGCCTTCGCGAGAAGGCGTGGGCGTCTTAATGGTTTCCCTGCATTCCTACAGGGTTTCCTTGGACGTGTGTTCGATCCTGTTAGTGGCGTGCTACTGGACAC